ATCTTATTGATGTTATTAAACAATCACGCATTGCGGTTTATACTTACGGTATGGGTTCTATTGCATCTTGTGGTGTTATGCTTATGATGGCTGGTACTAAGGGACATAGGTATCTAACACAAAATACAGCAGTGATGTCACACGAATTTAGTGGCGGAACTAGAGGACAATACCATGATATGTTAGATGCTCAATCTCATATGGAATGGACAAATCAAAAATTACTTGAACATTATATGAAATGTACTGGAAAGAAAGAGAATTATATTCGTAAACATATGTTAGCCCCAAAGACTGACCATTGGTTAACTCCAGAAGAAGCAATCAAACACGGAATTGCTGATAAACTAATTGAAACATATTAGATGTTGACAAAGTGTCTAAAAACTTGTATAATAATATAAACTTTCCAGGAAATTAAATGTCAGAAGTCAAAAACTACTCACCCGACTTACAGAAATTGTTTGTTCAATTTATGTTGACAGACCCTCAGTTGTTTACCAGAGTGATGGGTATTATTGATGATAGACATTTCGATAGACCAACCCGTGATATCGTGGGTTATCTAATCAACTATAGCGAAGAATATTCCACGATGCCTACTGTTGAACAAATAAAAGCAGAGACAGGTCAAGAGATAGAATTGCTAGAAGATATAGCAAAGCATAGTGACTGGTTTGTAGATGAGTTTGAAACATTCTGTAGGCACAAAGCAATTGAACGAGCAATCGTTAATAGTGCTGACTTGCTTGAAGAAGGCAAATATGGTGAAGTAGAAACAACTATCAAAGAAGCAGTTCAGATTGGTTTAGCGAGGTCTTTGGGTACTGATTATTTTGATGACCCGAGAAAAAGACTTGAGATGCTCAAAGACAATAACGGACAAATCACTACCGGTTGGAAAGACTTAGATGATAAACTTTACGGTGGTATTAATCGAGGCGAAGTAACTATCTTTGCTGGTGGTTCTGGTTCTGGTAAATCTTTGTTTATGCAGAATATGTCATTGAACTGGGCAGAAGCCGGTATGAATGTTGTCTATCTTACTTTAGAATTGTCAGAAGAATTATCAGCAATGCGTATCGATGCGATGGCAACAGATAAGAGTACTAGACGTATCTTTAAAGAACTAGATGATGTTGAGTTGAAAGTTAAGACTATCGGTAAGAAATCTGGTATGCTTAGAATTAAGTATATGTCTTCAGGTTCGACAATCAATGATGTCCGTGCTTATCTAAAAGAACTTCAAATCGTTACAGGTAAAACAGTTGATTGTATTTGTATTGATTACTTAGACCTATTGATGCCTGCAACGAAGAAAGTTAATCCAGGTGACTTGTTCATCAAAGACAAGTATGTCACAGAAGAAATTCGTAACTTTGCGATGGAATCTCAAACAGTTGTAGTGACCGCCTCACAGTTAAATCGTTCAGCAGTAGAAGAAATTGAGTTTGACCACTCTCATATCGCTGGCGGTATCTCTAAAATTCAAACTGCTGATAATGTTATCGGCATCTTTACAAGTAACGCAATGAGAGAACGTGGTCAGTATCAACTCCAACTACTAAAAACAAGAAGTTCAAGTGGTGTTGGTTCTAAAATAAATCTAGTATTTGACAGAGATAGTCTTAGAATTAGTGATTCAGACTTAGAAGATGATGATTTAGCAGTAGGAACACAAGATGCGTCTAAGGTAACAGATATATTAAAGAGAAAGACAACTGTATCTAGTTCTGATAGTGATTCTGCTATCCCACCAGAGAAATCAGAATCTGCAATTAGCCTTCGTGCAATGGTTAAGTCTAAAAAGGCTACTCCATTTGATGATAATTGATAAATACTGTTAGGAGAATTATTTTATGACTAAGAAACCACGTAGAAGTCTATTTGAAGAATTAAACTCGATGGCGATTTCTAAAAATGAGCCAGAAAGATTTGTCGAACAAAAAGGCGAACATATCATTTCGGGTGCAATAAATCTGATTGAATTCATTCACCGTGAGTTCGATGATGCTGTTGCTGTGGACTTAACCAAGCGTCTTGTTAACAGCATTCGTACGGGTGACATGAGAAAATTCAAAAGAGGAATAACTCATGCGAAACGAAAAGATGAATCTTAATCAACAACTAGAAGAATTAAAAGTCTTGGCGGGTATCTATAAACCATACCAAATGGAAGATACAGCACAAGAGAATATTTCCTATACTGGTACAGAGAAATCTAAGTATCAAAAGAAACATAAAGTAGAACCAGGAACAAAAGAGTGGTTCAAGTTATGGTTTTCAAAACCTTATTTGACAGGTGAAAACCCATACGGCAAGGAATAATATGAAGGTTAGGGATATATTAGGCGCAGGCTTAGAGAGAAGATTTAGAGGTCCAAGAAAGCCTCGTAATAAGCAAGTTGGTTTTCATCAGAAGATGAAGAAACTTCTGGATAAAGCACTTAATGAAGAAGGTGCTAGAATTCAGCATTTAGAAGACTTAATTATCTGGGATGGTTCAGTTGGCGGTCAAAAAGCAATCGCTAAATTACATCAAGTAGAAACTTCTCCAAAATCAATTAGTATCAAATGGGATGGCTCACCAGCCGTTATCTTTGGTCGTAATGAGAATGGCGAATTCGTACTTACAGATAAGAGTGGATTCAGTGCTAAAGGTTATAACGGCAGAGTAACAAGTGCTGATGAACTAGGCGATATGTTTAATAATCGTAAGATGAAAGACCCAACGCCAGAGAAAGTAGCAGGCAAAAAAGAATTTGTTCAAAATATGAAAACCATATGGGACAAAGTAGAGAGTGTAATACCTGAAGATTTTAGAGGATATTTACACGGAGACTTGTTATGGTTCTCAACACCACAGGCAAAAGACGGCAGACTTATATTCAAGCCAAACGTAACAACATACTCAGTAGATGCTAAAAGTGATATCGGTCAAAAGATAATTAATTATGATGTAGGTATCGTAGTGCATGTAGTGTTAGACTTAGAAGGCAACAAAAGCAATGTAGATATGGGACAACTTAGAACAGGTAAAACATGGATTATGCCACCTGTTTATGTTACTAAATCTCCAGGTGTTGACTTACCAGAAGTAGACAGATTAGAAAGTTATTTAAAATCTAATGCTAATTCAATTGATAAACTATTGGCAGTCCCAGCCGAATTAAAAATGGCAGACTTTGGTAATATTCTTTACACTTATATTAATAATAGTGTGAAAGCAGGCAACCTAGATAAACTAGGAAAGAATTTCAGTGAATGGGTAGACTCATCAAAACTAAGTGGACCTAAGAAAGAACGAGTAGTTCAGTGGGTAGGACAAAATAGTGATGGCTTCGAAGCAATCTTTCAATTCATTAATGGTGTTATGACTACAAAGAACAAAATTATTAAAACGTTAGATTCTCAACCAGCAGATATCGAAGCCAGTACAAATGGCCAGAAAGGTGGAGAAGGCTATGTAATAGATAAAGATGTGAAACTGGTAAATAGAGCAGGATTCACAGCGGCAAACATGAGGCAAGAGAGATAATTTTCAACTACTAATAATAAGACAATGGGCAAAAGAACAATACCACACTGCCAACCAAGAAAAAGAGGGCAGAAACCAATTAAGAAAGATATGTCACACTCTACTTTTGTAGTAAAAAGACATCCAAACAGTAAACGTGTTACTAGCGGCGCAAGAACATAAGATAAATACAATAAGGAAGAAATGATGTATAGCAAAGAGTGTAAATTACATTTAGAACAAGTAAATATGACTCGATGGCAACATTTCAGGCATGCGATAGGTATATCTATGCGTTTGTTTATAGGTTCAATTGCCGTATTAATACATGCATTTGCTCCTAGATGGTTAAAATCTACAGCAACCGATACTTGTGTTGCGATAGCAAAAGAGAACGGAAAATGGAAGACTTAAAACTTGTAAATACTTTATCTGAAAGCAGATTATTCAGAACGAAAAAGATGGCTAGTGATGTCAATATAGATGACGCCGCTGAGTTGGTTTTCGTTCACTTTCTTATATTGAATATATTTAACAAAGATTATGATTTCGCCCCTCTGGCAGGTGATATAGCATCTCGTACTATGGTTTATAGAAACTTTGATTACTTCAGAACCAATGGTACAGATATGTATATGGCTCTTAATCGTCTAATGGGTAAAGATAATGATATTGGTAATGAGAAAGATGAGATAGCAAAGGGTAGGCTTTCATTGCAGAAAGCAGATATTTTAAGATTCCTACTTCATTAT